TGGCTGACTTCCGAAATGGAAAAGATGGAGAGATATCAGCAGCAATGGGACGACTTTCTAAAGTGGGTTGATTCAAAGAAGACGGCCGCTGGCACCTTGGGAGCGCCCGTGCAAATGCCGCCGCCCCCATTGCCCCCCGCGTTCAAACCGCCATTCGTGCCGACGCCGCCCGGATCAACAGTGCCGGGGTTGCCCGGTGCGGTCTTCAAGTTCGCCGACATGGGGGGCGGCGGCAAGTACGACGACTTTCTGAGCGCGCTACCGTTCCCAAACGCAGAGGGCCAAATCGAGGACCGGCGCGGCGAGGGCGGCGATGGGAGCGGCGCGCAACGCATCGTCAAGGCAGGCGTGTTCGAAGCGCTGGTGGATTTCCAGAGCTATGCGCAGGCAGGCGCTGGGGGCGGGCGCGCGCAGTTCTTCGGCGGCGGCGCCACCGGTGGGATGGGCGCGAGCGGCGGTGTAGGCGGCGGCGGCGCCATCGGTGGCGGCGGCCTTGGCGCGGGCTCTGGCGGCGGCGGCGGCATCAACATTCCTGGCGGCATCGGTGGTGCTGCTGGCCCGACTGGCGGCGCTGGCAGCGCGGGGGATCGTGATGGCCGTCCGAGCGGCCCTGGTAGCGTTGGCGCGGGTACGGGCGGCGCCGCTCCAAGGGGCTCGGGGGGCGGTTCGGGTGGCATCACGGCCCCGGCAGGCACGGCGATCACAAAAACAGGCTTGGCGACTGTAACCACGCCGAGCGGCAAGCAATTCAAGGTAGACGCGCGATACGCCCAAAATTTCAAAGGCTTCCTAAGCGACTATGAAAAAGCGGGCGGCGTTCTCGGTCCCGATACCGGATCGCTCGGCTTTCGCCCAAGAAATGCCAGTGGGCACCCGATTGGCGCGGCAATCGATGTGAATCAGATCGGCTACGGCGTCCGCTCGAAACGGGGAACAAGCTTGGCACCCGACGTCGAGGACGCGCTCGCCGCCAAATGGGGAATGGTTTCCGGGCATCAATGGCGAAGACCTGACACCGGACATTTCGGAATTCGTAATTTCGAAGCTGCCCGACAGGCGCTAATAAAAAACGGCGTCGAGCCAGGAAAGGCATCGGAGATCGCAGCACAATCAAGCGGCGGCCCGGGAAATGGAACGACCGTAAAGGGATCGGTATTTGGCAGCGGCTTCGGGTTCGGCACCGATCGAACCGAGCCATATGGCCGCAAGACGGCATCCGGCGTGCCAAATTATGTCCCTGGCATTGCGCTGCCGTCGCGTTCCGGCCTGGGCAAGATGCACGAGGTAACAACGCCAGATGGCCGAACTTTCATGCTGCCGCAGACCGACATTGGGCCGGCGGCGCGCACTGGGCGCGGCATCGACATCTCGGCATCCGCTGCCGAGCAGATGGGCTACTCAAAGAAGGATTTCCCGACCGATCAGCCTTTCAGCTACCGCCGCATCGACGAGCGCATTGCCGGCGCCCAGAAGGTCGACGGGCAGGTTCATGTCCAGATCCATTCCGATGGCACTGCGGCCCGCGCGAAAACGAAAACCAACGGCGATCTTTTCCAGAAGACATCGATCCAAAGCTACAAGCAGATGCAGCCGACGAGCGCGCCTGCCGGCAGGGTGAACGCGGACGCATCGACTTTGCCTGCCCAGGTGGGCAACTGACATGTTGATCAAAGACATCCCAAACGCGCCCTGGCGCAAGAAATGGTATCCGGCATGGTTTCGGGATGCGACGTTTTTTATGGAAACCGGCACTCGCGGCGGCGGCCGGCGCGTGGCGCTTCATGAGTATCCGAAAAGGTCAATCGATTATGCCGAGGACATGGGTAAAAAGGCGAACCGGTTTTTGGTCAACGGGTATTTGATAGGACCGAATTATCTCGTCGACAAAGACATTCTCATAAATGCGCTGGAAATGGACGGCCCCGGCACGCTGCGTCTGCCGCTGCAATACATGGCGGTCGACCTCGAGGTGATGGTGCAGAACTACAGCGTTTCGGAATCGCGCGAGCGCGGCGGCTTCTGCACGATCGAAATGGAGTTCGTCGAGTACGGCACGCCGTTCTATCGCCCGACAGTCTCGACAACCGCAGTGGTCGCGCAAGCGGCAACGAACGTCGAAAACGCTGTGGTGGGGCCAAATGAGCCGACCACGACAACCGCCCAGCAGGCAGCGCCCTATGGGAAGGTGCTTCAGAACGCGGATACCTCGCCGGCGCCGCCTTCACCGCCAAGCATCTTCACGGGTGCGCCATGACGAGCGACGAAGCAAATGAGGTGCTTGGGATTGTCCAGCGCATCGGGCCGGTGGTGCTTTCGTCGGCGGTCAATCCGAGCGGAAGCATCGGCACCTCGCTGCGCCGGGCGGTCGGCATGATGATCGTGGACGTCAACATGACAAATCTGCCGACCTTCGCCATCGCATTCATGGTGTGCCTGGAATTGGCCCGCATGAGCGCGGCGACGGTGGTGACGATGGACCGGGTCCGCAAGGCGGCCTTGGCAGAGGCGCCGGCGAGCCTTCCGGCGGTCCAGACGGTGCTCGCGATCGTGCGGCTGACGCTCGCCTGCGAGGCCCGCATCATCACGGCGATGACCTTCGTTTCCCGCGACGATGTGGACGCCCTCGCAACCGCAGCGAATGCGGCATTTGCTCAGACAAGCGATGTTGCGTCGGACGATCTCGATGCCGGGGTGTATCAGACGCTGATCTCGCTTCAAGCGGCCGTCGTCAAGCATCTCGCCGATCTCGGGCGCCTGCTCCCGCGCGTCATCAACTACGACTATCCCGTGGTGATGCCGGCGCTTCGCATGGCGCAGCTCGCCTACGCGGACCCGTCGCGCTTTGCCGAGCTGATCGCTGAGAACAAGATCATTCATCCTGCTTTCTGCCCGCGCCAGGGCAAGATGCTGGCGGTGTAGGATGGCGCTCACGCTCCCCGCCCGTCTCGCTCCGCAGCCGATTCCGGTTCGCCTGAACACCGGCAAGGAAATCGCGACGCTGGAAGTGCGCGGCGGCCTCTACACAAACTGGACATCGGTGCGGGTCGAGCAGCGCGTGACGGAGCCGTTCCCGGTCTTTCAATTCGAGGCCACCGAAGAGAGCCCAATCCCGCAGACCTGGGACGCCCTGCAGTTCGTGCCCGGCGACATCGTGCGGGTCTATATCGGCGGCGTGCCCGCGGTGTTCGGCTACATCACCGAGCGCCACGTCGGCCTGGACGCGAACAACCACGGCGTTCGCTTGATCGGCTGCGGCGACACTGTCGATCTGACAGATTCATCGGTGCCAATCGAGAAACTGAACGGCCACGACGGTAAAGCATGGTCGCAGTTGGCGCGCGACCTGATGGAACATCTCGGCATTGCATTGGAGGAAAAGGGTCTGGTCGATCCGACGCCCTACGAGAACATTCAGATCCAGCCCGGCGACACAATAATGGCGGCGCTGGAACGCTACGCGAGGGACCGAAACATCGTCATCGGTTCGAACGCCAATGGCGGCCTGCTGGCGATCGGCGAGCATGCCGCAAGCCCAAGCGGCGACCTGATCGAGGGCGTGAACGTCCTGCGTGCGAATGCAGTGTTTCGGGATCAGAAGGTTTACAAAAAAATCTACGTGCTCGGCCAGGGGACCGGAAGCGACAGCTCATACGGCGACGCCAAGAACAAGCAGATCGCATACGAGGTCGGAAGCTCGACGCGGAACCGCTACTTGGTGACGATTGCCGATGTCGCCGACACCATGCACGGCGTGCAGCGCCGGGCCATGATGGAGAAGGTCTTCACCGAGGGCAGCTTTCTCGACGCCCAGATAACCGTCCAGGGCTGGTTCAAGGATCAGAACCAAAGCAGCGATGTGTGGAAGGCCGGCGAATACTACACCGTCACCTCGCCGTCGCTGATCCTCAACGGGCTCGTGCTCGGCTGTGCGGGCTGCGTCTACGAGCAGAACGATCAAGGCACCACGACCACGCTGCAGATGGTCAGGCCGATTCACATGAACGGCCTGCTCAATTATCGCGACGCGATGGCGGAAACGATGGCGAAACAGAGGGCCGACGCCGCGGCGCAGGCGGCAGCGGACATCGCCGCGAAGGCCAAGGCCGACGAGGAAGGGACGGCGCAAACCAACGCGCCGTTGCTGAGGAATTGAGATGAACCGCAACAGCCTCTTGGAGATGTCGGGGCGCGTCATGCACATGGTGCAGCGCTTCACCATCAACCAGGGCAACGACAATCCGATGATGCAGACGTTGCACCTCGATGGGATGAACTCGGAGTTTCGCAAAGCCGTCGAGCGCTTCCAGCATTTCGGCTTCAGCTCCGTGCCGCTGGGGCGCGATCAGCAGCAGCAAGGCCAGCAAGGCGGCGGCGGCGGAACGGGCGGAAATGGCGAGGCGATTAAGGGACCGGCGGCCGAGGGAATTGCGCTCTTTCCAGGCGGTCAGCGCAACCATCCGGTGGTCATCGCGGTCGACGATCGCCGGCACCGCCCGATGGGGCTAAAGCCCGGCGAGAACGCGCAATATGACGACATCGGGCAAATGACGTTGATACGCCGCACCGGGGTCTTTCTGCTTTCGCTGGACGACCAGCAGCAGAGCGGCGGCGGCGGGAGCAGCGGGAGCGGCCAGAGCACGGAGCGGATGGTGTCGCTGCGCCATGTCGAAAAGAAAAAGCAGAAGCGCCCCGGGGGAAGCTCTGGCGGTTCCGGCAGTTCCGGCGGCGGTGCGAGCGCGGGGCAGCTCGACGCGAGCGGCAGCGGATCGAGCAGCGGCCAGCAGAACTACAAACACGAGGGCGACACCGTAAATACCGAATTGCGGGTAACCAAGAAGAAAATCGATTTCAGGACCGGCGACAACAGCGTTGCCGATCACGACAAGGAAGCTGCTCGATGGACCTTCGGCGGCAAGGAGCACGTCGTTACCTCGACCGATAAGCACACCGTCCAAAGCAAGCAGGTGAACATAAATGGCACTACCTCGACCGTCGTGCAGGGTCTGCAGGTGAACATCAACGGCACGCAAGGAATCGCCTTGGCCGGGCCGACATCGGTGAACGGAAATCCGGTCGCCACGACCGAAATGTTCGACGCGCGCGACAGACTGATTGCCGAACTCGCAAGCAGAGTGTCGGCGCTGGAAGCAAGGATGGGGGATTGATGGCCGACATCCGCTATCTGCAACAACTCGATTTTCCAAGCTACGCCGTCCAGCTCGACTGGCTGATGACGGATCAGAACCTCGTTGCCGAGGGGTACGACCTGCAATCGGCTGTCATCATCGCGCTCGGCACCGACGCGCTGGCGCCGATCGACCAGGAGCTGCCCGACCCAGACGCAACGGATCGGCGAGGCTGGTGGGGAGACCTTGACGCAGAGGAGCTGTGGGACGGCTGGCCGGTCGGTTGCCTGCTCTGGCTTTTGCGTCGCGCGAAGATCACCGGCACGGCCGCAAAGCAGGGCTCGACCCTGGTGCGCGCCGAGGGCTGGACCCGCACCGCAATGGCGCCGTTCACCTCTCACATGATCGCGTCGCGCATCGACGTGCTGGCCGAGCAGACCGCCATCGATCGCATCGACATCGGCGTTGTGATCTATCGCGGGCCGCAGCCCGAGATCGAGCTTCGCTACAACGAGCTTTGGACCGATCTGCGGGGAGGGCGTTAAAATGCCGTGGCTCACCCCAACCCTGAAAGCGACTCGCCAGTTGACGCGCGACTATGTGCTGAGCCAGCTCGGCGCCAAGGCGATGATCCCAAACTCGGTGCTGCGCATCATGAGCGATGCGATGGCCGGGCTCGGCAACATGGCCTATCTCTATTTGGATTGGCTCGCCAAGCAGATCATGGTCGATACGGCGGAGAGGGAATGGCTTGACCGTTTCGGCATCATCTGGCTGACGAATTCAGACGGCTCGAAAGGCCGCAAGGCCGCGACCTATGCCCATGGCACCGTTCTGTTCGAGGGAAATCCCGGCATCATAATCCCGATCGGCACGCTGCTGACCGGCGCCAACAACCTGCAATATCAGACCATCGAGGCCGGCGAGATCGACGCCAGCGGCCAGGGCACCGCCGACGCGGTGGCGCTGACGGCGGGCATCGCCGGCAATCTGCCGGACGGGACCGCAGTGTCGATCCAGCCACCTGTGTTTGGCGGCCCGACTGCGACGCTGCAGGGCGACATGACGGGCGGGGTCGACATCGAGAGCGACGACCAGCTACGCGAGCGCATCCTGTTCCGCATCCAGAACCCACCGATGGGCGGCAGTCAGGCCGACTACATACGGTGGGCGATGGCGGTGCCGGGCGTCACGCGCGCGTGGGCTGCGCCCGAGCAGGGCGTGGGCACTATCACGTTGCGCTTTCTCATGGACGACCTTTATGCCGACAATCACGGCCTGCCGACGCCGGCCGACATTCAGGTCGTGAGCGACTACATCGACACCATGCGCCCGGTGACGGTCAAGGATTGCTACGTTGTGGCGCCGATACTGTTCTTCTACGACATCACCATCCGCAATCTGGTGAACGACGATCCGACCGTTCGCGGCCGCATCGAAACCTCGATCGGCGATATGGAATTCGGGCGCTCCGAGCCCGGCCAGACCATGTTTCGGTCCTGGGTCGACGAGGCGATCAGCCAAGCGGTCGGCGAGCAGTCTCACGAACTCGACTTCGTCACGACGCCGATGCCGGCGCCCGGCTACATGCCGACGATAGGAACAATTTTGTACTCATGAAAAGCGTAGCAGAAAGAGCGGCATACAATAGAAGCTGGCGGGCTGCGAATCCCGAGAAGGTCGCAGCGTATAAGAAAAAATGGCCGCGAAACCCGGAGAACAAAGCCGCCTACGACAAGCAATGGCAGGCTGAGAATCCCGACAAGGTCGCCGCTGCCAACAAACGATGGTACGGCGCAAATGCCGAAAAGAAACGCGTATATAGGAGAGAGCACTATAGAAAGACCGGGGGATACGAAACTTTGAAATCGAAAATTGACTTTGAGAAAAGAGCGGCTCATTCCCGTCGTCACGCAGCAAA